AACCATTAGATTTAGGGTAAATAGCGGCACTACCGGCATTTCCATACCAGCAACATTTTTAAACTCAACTAAATTAATAAAGTTTAAAGCTGTTTCTGTCAGTGATGTTGTTACATTGAGTTTGAGCGGCACAATAATAGCTACATTTACAGAGACTAGAAAGCCAACAATAGGAGTGATTGGAAACTATAACCTGCCGTCTACATTTGCAGTTTGGGGCGGAATCCTTTCAAACCCTAAAATGTTAGATGATGTTGCCCCCGCAAACAGCATTGAATTTAAACTTGATCAACTCACAGCTAACACAGAAACAAACAACGGCGTCACACTCACGTATCAAAATATTGGCGCAGCTAACACAATCAGATACACATACACATTAAGCGCAGACGGCACGCAGCTTATAAGTGATTTACGTACAATTGACATAGTAGCACAAGCATAATGCAGCAAATATATTATGTATATTACACACCATACGCTCCAGCAGAGTTAACTAATTTACATCCATTTGCAGCGACTTATTTGACAATCACATTATTTGTAACAGGAGCAGCCATGCCGCCAAGCATTGTAGATTTAGCATCACTTGGGTTTAACCACCCTTTTGTAGAAGGGGCTGAAGGGCTAACAGCGGCAGAGCTTGACGAAATGGTTGATAGCCTTTTTAATCCTGTACCTCCTCCGACAGCGGCAGAAGTCAGGATTAGAGAAGATCAAGCTGATTATATTTATTTAACGAGATTCAAACCAACAAATACAGAAGGGTTATAAAATGGCAGTTACAAGCGCAGGACCAGTAATAATCATGAATGCTACAGGTGACGAGCACTTTTTTTGGCGTGGTAGTTATCAAATCATAACGAGATTAAACGGCGGCACGGCATCACTTCAAGTAAGATTCGAAGGCGGAAACGCTACACCGTCAGATTTTGAGGGTGGCACGTTGTCTGATAATTCTAAGATACTATCCTTTTCAAACTGCTATGTGAAGCTTGTAAAAACCGGCACGGCATTTGTTGAGATTAGCAAAGTTAGTGCGGGGTAATGAATCATGGCAGCGCCTAAGGGAAACCGATTCTGGGAAGCAAGGGCAAAGCATGGGCGTGATTTAATATTTACGTCCAGCGACATCCTATGGGCTGCATGTTGTGAATACTTTACATGGGCAGATGACAACCCGCTGTATGAAACAAAAGCCTTTGCATTTCAGGGAGTGGTAACTCAAGAGGAAATCCCAAAGATGAGGGCTATGACTCTGGATGGCCTTTGTTTGTTTTTAGATATTAGTGTAGACACCTGGAAGCTATACACAAAAAGAGAAGATTTTATAGGGGTCACACGCAAAGCTGAAAATGTAATACGCTCGCAGAAGTTCGCAGGGGCAGCGGCAGACCTATTAAACGCTAATATAATCGCCAGAGATTTAGGCTTAACTGACAAAAAAGACATAGAAATTACAGAAAAAGTAATAGACAGCGGTGAAAATGACTGGTGATAGATCTATCTGATTTTAGGCGGCATGTAAAAGATAAATCACCCGCTTTTATCCCGCTGTTTACAAATCAATCTAGATACGAGATACCTTGGGGCGGTGCTGGCTCTGGAAAATCTCACATAGTAGCCCGAAAAATACTTTACAGGCTATTAAAAGAAGATCATGTTAAGCACAACTTTTTAGTTATTCGTAAAGTAGACCGAACTATTAAACGCTCGGTTTTTGCGCTAGTTAAGAACATCATTTCTACTTGGGGCTTAACTAGCGAGTTTGATATTAACCTTACTGATAAAACAATGGTATATAAGCCTACTGGCTCTCAAATAATGTTTAGCGGCCTTGATGACGTTGAAAAGCTAAAGTCAATTGAAGGCGTTACTTCAATATGGTGCGAAGAGGCAACCGAGTTAAACCAAGAGGATTTTGAACAATTAGATTTAAGGCTAAGGGGGAAGACTAAAGCAATTAAGCAAATTACACTTACATTTAATCCGATCAGTGAACAACATTGGATTAAAAAAGTGTTTTTTGATGATCCTATTGACGGCGTATTTACTTTAAAAACAACATACCTTGATAACCATTTTATAGATGACGAATATAAAATGGTTATGGAAAACAAGCGCAAGACCAACCCCCGATATTATGACATATACGCCTTGGGTAATTGGGGCACTGCCGACGGCTTGATATTTATGAATGCAAGTCATGCACCGATTCTGCTAGAAAATATAATCCACTTACCCTGTGTGCAGGGTTTAGATTTTGGTTACACTAACGATCCATCATCTTTTAATCAATCCTATGTTGATAATATTAATAAAATAATATACGTGTATGACGGGTTTTATGAGAAAGGGCTAAGTAACGCAGCTATTGCCGATAGAATAAAAGGCATGAGCGCACACAAGCGAACCACAACTGCCGACAGCTCAGAGCCTAAATCAATTGATTACATTGCCGGCAAAGGGGTTAAGGTAAAGGGCGCGCTAAAAGGCCCAGACTCGATCAAAGCAGGCATTGATTTTTTACTTGAGTACACGATTATTGTAAATAACCACTTAGTTGAATTCATGCGTGAGTTTGATAATTATTGTTGGTCAGTAAATAAAGACGGCAAGCAATTAAATAAACCAGTTGACGATTTTAACCACTTTATTGATAGCCTAAGGTACGCAATGGAAGATCAATTTAGGCCGAGAGGATCGGGTATATATGTGCCAACTCGCAAACGATCCAGATAAAATATATAATAACGTTAAGAATCCAAAGGCTTAATATAATGAAACAACGACAGCAAGCATTAATCAACGAGATAGCGAACCATCTTTCTCAAAGTTTGCGCGGCATACATGGCACGCGAGACACTAAACACACCCAAGCATGGGATGATTACGGGTACAAAAATACATTAGAGTTTGAAGACCATTATCAAATGTATAGGCGATTCGGAATCGCTAAAGCGGGAATAAAAATGCCTGTCAATATGTGCTGGAAAACTTTCCCAAAAATCATGCAAGGCGAGGAAGGCGACGCAGATGAGCGCAAAGATTCAACAGAGTGGGAAACTGTAATAAAAAAGATATTTAGCAAAAATTCACTGATGCGCAAACTTAAAAGAGTCGATGAATTTCAGCGCGTAGGGCACTACGGCGCGTTTGTTGTGCAGGTCAGGGGCAACGCTCAGCAGGCAACATGGAACAAGCCACTGGACCGTATAAGGGTCGATCAAATAGTTAAATTTATCCCGCTTTATGAAGTTCAATTGAAGCCCACAGAATGGGACAACAACGAACAATCAGAGCGTTATGGTCAGCCTTTAATGTATCAATTTCAAGAGTCTGAATTAAACGACAGCACAACGCAGGATAACAGATTGCGCTCTGTGACTGTTCACCACTCAAGAGTTATTATATTTGCAGAGGGCGCTGATGATGATTCTATTTACGGCGTACCAGCAAACGAGGCCGGATTTAATGACCTGATCACAATGGAAAAGATTATAGGTGCAGGTGGTGAGGGCTTTTGGAAAAGTGCAGCGATGAAAACCGTTTACACTAATACAAGCAAAGACGCACCCGCGCCGAGCATTGACGAAGTTGACGCAATGGACTCGGCTATAACTGATTTTATGAGCGGCCTTGACAAGCATTTGATGACAGGCGGACTCGACCCTAAAGTTTTATCTGCATCAATGGCAGACCCTAAGCAGCCATTTTCCATAGCCTTGCAGTCATATTCAGCAGGCATTGAAGTTGCCTCAAAGCTGTTAGTTGGGTCGCAAGAAGGTAAACTTGCATCTGAAGAAGATGCCAGATTCACCATGTCAGCAATGCAGTCAAGGCGTGAAGACTGGGGATCAATCATGGTTTCATCTGCTGTCAATTGGCTAATTGATCACGGCATAATACAACGTTCAGAATATTATATTGAGTGGGATGATCTTCTTGCGCCATCTGATAAAGACAAATTAGAGTTGGGTTCTCAACTGTCAAAAATACTTATCGAGATGCATAAGGAATTTGGAGAGACACCGACAGAGTTAAGCGAAGTTGCAGCGATAATGGGATACAAGCCACTTAATGAAGACTTAGACGTTGACGAAATAGAACCAGAATTTGACGATTTTGAAGATGATAAAATTGAAGATTAACGGCATTAAGACAACCCGCCTAGACCTTGACCCAACCAAACAGTCAGGTACTAGGCGGAGGGCAATGGCGAACATTAGGCGCAAGCTTTTAGGCGCAAAACGCGAGGTACAGGTTCTAGTTAAAAGCCTGCCTTCAACGTTGGTGTCAAATAGAACTACATACACATATGAACTAGACGACTTCAGGTTGCAGACTGTAGACGAAAGAATACGAGACATAATTAACAAGTGGTTTGAAACTCAAACAGATGACAGGCCAGCCAGGTTTTTTATGAACCCTTATATGTTAGCATCTTATAGCACGGGCACAGAGGATTCGGTTATTAGAACCGCAATGTTAGCGGGTCAGGCTGGATATTCTACAGCCGATGTTTCACAACTTGACGTTCAAAAGATATTTGAAACCGGAATATATGAACGCCGTGTTGCCCTTGTTTACGGTCGTACATTTAACGAAATGAAAGGATTCTCAGGCACTACCGCGACAGATTTAGCGCGTGTTTTATCGCAAGTTGTAACCGATGGCGCATCACCTAGGGTTGCACAGAAGTTGATAAAGGAGCGGTTTAACGTGGCAGACAGCCGCGCTGATAGGATTGCACGCACAGAGATAAACCGAGCTTATACGGTCGCAAGAGCAGAACAAGCAGACGACACACAGAAGCGGTTAGGCATTGACGTTAGAATGATACACAGGTCCTCATTGCTTCCTACTACTCGAGTAGAACATGCAGAAAGGCATGGAACAGTTCACACGATACAGGAGCAAAACGACTGGTGGAGCCAAGGCGCTAACAGAATCAATTGCTACTGTTCAACAAGTGAGGTTGTTTTCAGTAAAGCTGGAAAGCCATTTGACAGCGGCGCAATTGATAAGATGTTAAAGCAAAAACAAGGGTGGGCAAAAGCTTAGTAAATAAAGGGGCTTGATCACCCCTTTTTATTGCGTGTTATTTAAGGCTTCTATAAGCCACGAATACAACTGCGTAAACTACGAGAGACAAAGGCGCGAGTATTAACCACATAATTTCAGCTCTGGAAGCTCTGCCCCATTCCACCCAATCGCTAATAGATATCCATCCATGAATTAAATACGCAATTAAAAAATACAATATTAAATAGTTGTTCACTTATTTACATCCTCATTACGATACTTGTTAGCCTGCACTAACTCATCTTTAATATCAGACAGTAAGCTGAGGCGTTTATTGATCTTAAAATACCAACAAAATAACTCACGCAATAATAAAAACGCACACACTGAAAACACTACCCATAAAAATATTAATTCTAAATTGTTCATATTATTTACTCTCCAATTCATCAATAAATTTAACTATTTCTTTATAGTGCGCAGCGCCTTTAATTTCGTGCGTCCTATGCCATCGCAATGAGCGTCCGATTAAATTTAAATACTCTTG